GCAGAGATGTTTCCAAAACAGGCTTATCAAACTCGTTTGGAACAGTATATCAACAGCAAAAATCCAACCAATGCCGCAGAAGTAGACTACTGGCAACGTCAATACGACAGCGAAGCACAATACTGGGGTCGTGGACTATGATCAAGGCAATCTGGAAATTTTTTGAAGCAATAGGCCAAGCTCGTGCCGCTTGCTACCACACCCGTCAAGGTCGCTGGAAAGACGCACAAAAACTTTACAAGTAACACGTTAAAGACCTTATAAATACTTAATGAGGTCTTTTCAATTTGAATCCGGTACAGAAGAAAGATCCCGTCCAATAGTGTATGTTGACATGGATGGTGTTCTTGCTGACTTCTTTGGTGAAGTAGCACGTGAACACGATGTTGCGTACTGGCGCGAAATACATCGTAAAGATCTAGGCATTGATCAGATAGCAAGACAGCCTGAATTTTTTGCTGGCCTGCCTGTGCTACCAAATGCTATGAACTTAATGAAGGGCATAGTGCAACTGGCCGGCAAGTATAGTATTCTTAGCAGTCCCTTAATGAGTAATGTTGAGGAGTCTAGCAAAGAAAAAATGCAATGGCTTCAACGACACTTAAAAAATCACCAACCCCAGGCAGTTATATTTGACCACGAAAAGTATAAATTTGCTAAACAAGCTGATGGAACACCTAACATACTAATTGATGATTGGGACACAAACATCAAACTGTGGGAAGCCAATGGGGGTATTGGTATTCTTTACAAACCTGAAAAGTATAAACAGGTATTACATAAACTAAATGCCGCATTGCTTGGCAAAGTTGAGCCAACTAAAATGGAAATGGCAGTATTCGAAGAAGATGCAGATGCTGTTAGCAGTAAAGAAGGCAATCTTTACACAAGCCGCCAGGTTTTAAAATATGTACAGGGCATACATAATGAATATCATATGCCCAAGCCTATACTAAAACACAAAACTTGGGTATTGCGTAACGTGCCTGTTAGTAGTTTAAAGACACCCGAGTATGTACACCAGGATGATCCTTATCGTCGAGTCATTGATATTAACTGGGATCACGTTGAAGACATACATTTACAAGATATTAAAAATAAGCCCATTGTCACCGACGCAGAAGGATGGGTCTTAGATGGGAATCACCGTGCCACAGCCGCTAGGGCCAGGGGATTAGAGACCATACCTGCATTAGTCCCTTACGATAAATAAAACAAACGGAGATTTTCAATGAAACATATTATTGCTATTCTAGCACTTACACTATCCACCTCCACATTTGCGTGGACACAACGAGCCCCTAATCCAGTTGATGCTTGTCGAGTACATCAGCCATATGGCTTTGCACAAACAGCACGTCAACTACAGCCTATTTGCCGACAAGCATACTTGGTTGCCTATGATGCGGCCGCAAAGTTACCAAACTATGTAGCCTATACATTAACACCACCTAACGCATTAGGTTGCGTAGCACGTACTAATGCGTTTGCCGCAGACCAAAGTATTGCCAATGGTCCAGTTCCCGATGATTATGCTGGCACAGGCTACGATAAAGGACATATGGCACCCGATGGTGACCTAAGTTGGGACGTACAAGTAGAATTTGAGTCATTCTTAATGACTAACATGAGCCCACAAGCTGGTAGCTTAAATCGTGGTATCTGGAAATTACTAGAAACTAGTGTACGTGGTTGGGCAGTACAGCGTAATCAGGTATACACAATCATTGCTGGTGGTATATATGATGCTAATGATAAGAAAATTGGCAAGGGTGTAGTTGTTCCGCACGGTTTTTATAAGATTGTTATTAACCAAGCTACCGGTGAAATTGCTGGTTGGGCATTTCCACATACAGCACCGTATCCTAACCTAGGCAATGACCTAACTAAATTCCGCTTACCAATCGCACAAATTGAAAAAACAGCCGGCGTTGATTTTAAATTCCCGGCTAATGCTCGAGAACTAGCACCTGGACAAGAATGGCGAGTAGACTTTGGTGCATTGACCAATGCCAAACGTGCTAAATGCGGTTCGTCAGCTTCGGCAGACTAATTAACTATCTTGCGATAAATATTAGGGTAACCAATCGTTACCCTATTTTTATGACTAACTATGAGATTCTTTGAATTTAAACAACAAATTACAGAACGTACACTAGGCGGCTTTGCAGTCAAGCCTGTGCATATCCAAGATCAAGACGCAGAAGATGTTCAAGAATTTGCGCCACCCGGTGGTGATGATCGCGAACCCAACGAAGACGAACTACTACATCAATTAGCCGCACAATGGTGGAACGGTGATGAAGATCCACGTGCCGAACAAACGCTAGCCGCAATGGGTTGGGAAGTTGGTCAAGACGAAGGCTATGACAATGGTGGTGTGTTTGTTGTACGTGCTGGTGATATTAACGGTAAAACATATCAAAGCTGGCCAGCAGAAGATCTAGAAGGTTTATCAGAAGCAATTAAACTAAATGCTCCGCAACGTAACTGGAGCCGCGATGAATTACAAGGTTATGCTGACCGTATCAAGTCAGGAACCAAAACTAAAAAAGATAGATTCAATCCTATTATACACGGTAGCAACATTAAAGCTATCGTTACTGACTCGGGCGAAGCATGGGACTTAGATGACCTAGCTCGTCAAATTACAACTCGCCCACGTGCTATCCTTGGTACTAATGCCAAGATGGAAAAAAGTAAAACAGAAGGTGAAATTGTATACGATTTAACTTTACCAGCATTAAGCGGTATTGTTGTCGATGAAGAAACTGGCGACTTTGTAGAAATTACTACGTGTCCTGGTGCAGGTGAGTGCCAATTGTTTTGCTATGCACGTAAAGGCGGATACGTTATGTTCCCTGCTAGTTCAATGAGTGCCGCACAAGCATTAAACTTCTTAGTCAATGATCCAGAAGGATATACAGCTCGTGTTAATCAAGAGATTAAACAAGTTAAAGGTAAAACAGACAAAGCTGGTATCCAGTTAGTTGTTCGTTGGCACGATGCCGGTGACTTCTTCTCTAAAGAATATTTAGATCTAGCATACGGGGTTGCCAATGCCAACCCTGATGTTAAGTTTTATGCCTATACAAAGATGGCTGATGTTGCTACTGGCTCAAAGCCTGCTAACTTTATTATCAATTTTAGCTCTGGTGCAAAACGTGGCCAAGACAAAAAGATTGAAATACACAAGTCTGCTGGCAATACTGTTAAGCAAGGCCTAACATTGCCTAAAGATATGTTCCGTGGTTTGTTTGTAACTGATGCCAAAGGCAAATACGTTAAAGATGAAAAAGGTCGCACACAAATCAAAGGCGAAGCAGAGTGGAATCAGTTCAAACAGAATCTTGCCGCTAAGTACAAGATTGATCCCGACACCATTATTACATACGATCAGATGTTGACTATTCCCGAAGGACCTAAACCTAAATGGAACGTAGTTATATTTCCGGCCGGTCATGGGGATCGTGCCGCTAATAGACTAGACGTTGAAAACAGTTTCTTGATGTTCCACTAATATGCGAGCTAAAGAGTTTGTTACAGAAAACTTCCACGACGGTAAGGTAAAAGGCAAAAGCCGCCCGGGTCGTGTAAAACGTGCTGGTGCGAGTTGTAGTGGTAGTGTTACATCATTACGTAAGAAAGCCAAACAGGGCGGAGAACGAGGTAAGATGTATCACTGGTGTGCTAATATGAAAGCCGGCAAAAAGAAATAAAACAAAACCCGCACTAGGCGGGTTTTTTATTGATATGTTATTGTTGTTTTACTCTATCCAGCTCACTGAGTGATTATTTTGTATAAGTTCCGGAAGTATATGTAATTGTTCGTGTAGCATTTTTTGTGGCCAATTGTGGCACATAGGCCAACAAATCATTGTAATGGTTGATTTTAAAATCTGTATCATCGTTGTATTGATGTACCACGGTAATGCTGTTTGTTGTAACAATCGTATCAACTAACTTGCCTTTGTGATCATACGCAATTTCTAAACTACGTGCCATAATAGCAATGTAAGCATCATTTTCTGTCGGGAAATTATATACGGTTGTACAATAAAATGGATCTGGGATACCGGTTAAGGTATATCTATCGCCTGTACCGACTGCGTTTACAAAGTAATGTTCAAATTCGTGTGTGTCGTAGTAGTCAATAAATGCTTTATCAAACTCAATAGTTTTTGCAGTATCCATTAGTCCAAATGTTTCTAGACTGTCGATAGTTATAGTTTCAGTTTGGTGTAGGTTTGCAAAAGTGTCAGGGTATGTGTACTCTACTACAATTTTCCCTGCAGACTTTAGTGGAGCCGTGACCGCTTGTGTAGCCGCTACCGCTGGACTAGCATTTCTAAAAAACTCAACACTTGCGTTGGGTCTTGTTTTAGTTTTTGTTTCTACTATTGCCATTTGAAAATTCCTTGTGATAATGTATTTATGCTCGGGGCTAAATGTTGCAAAAAAACCAAAATTACGGTTGACTTATAATTCCCATAATATTTATAGTAAATTCCCTTGGTTAGTGGGCACTAACTTAGCGGATTGACCCATAATTCCCATAATGCTATAATTATGGTATGGTAAAAAGAAAACGCAGACAAGATACAAAACACGCTGTCTACTGTATTACAAATACAGTAACCGGCGAGCAATACATTGGTATTACCGTTTGCGGCAACCAAATTCGTAAAGCCCTAAAAGTGCGTATTCAGAAGCACGTTCGCCGTGCATTAACTGAAAACAAAGTGTGGGATTTATGCCACAGTATTCGTGAATATGGTCCCGAAAACCATGTTTATGGCTTGCTCGAAATTGTACGTGGACGCAAGCCGGCCCATGCCCGCGAGCGTGAGCTGATTCGTCAGTATCAACCAGCCCTTAATACACATTAAGTGGTTGACCCATAATTCCCATAATGCTATAATTGTGGCATAGTAAGTAAAAAGGAGTTTGCGATGAATGCAGTTAAAAGTTTTGGTATGTTTACAGATCGTGGCAACGAGGCAGTTGGCCAATTGGTAGCACTTGCCAAGACTGCAAAGTTAAATTGGCCTGACACATATAAAATGATGCAGGTACTAGCTGACTCCGATCCGGACCAGTATGGCGAAGTGATGGATACTATGGTTCGTGAAATTGTTTACGACGCCTGCAGTTTTAAGTCAGATTTTTACGTTTAAGGGGATATTATGGAACGTCTCAGTACTATTCAACAAATCAACCAATCTATCATGTTTGGTGAGTTTACTAACACAGAGTTGTCTAGCATCATCAGTGCCGTGCAATTTGCTCGTACTCAGATGACTAAACAAAAGATTCGTTCGTTTGCTAAAGGTGATACTGTTAAGTTTACCAGCAACCGTAACGGAATGGTGTATACTGGTACAGTCGAAAAGATTGCTATCAAATACGTCAATGTCCGCACCCACGTCGGTATTTACCGAGTGCCCGCTAACATGTTGGAGGCTGTATAATGTTTAATGGTTTTTCTACTACCATTTTGGTAGCAATTTTTGTAGTGTTTCTGATTATTGCAGGACCGTTTATTACTATTTGGTCACTGAATACGCTATTCCCTGTCTTGGTAATACCGTATACGATTGAAACTTGGGTTGCCGCTCTTTGCATTGGCGGCTTGTTTAAAACTACCGTGACACGGAAGGGTTAATCATGAGAGGCTTTATCATTGGAACTGTTTTTGGTATTGCATTGTGTACTGTTGGTCTAACGGGCATTGCTCGGATGTTGGATCACGGTGTCACTAAGGTTCAAGAAGTTGCTAAGGAAGCCGCAAAATGAAAGATATACTCATTATGGTTGGGATCAAAGTTGCTGTTATCGGTCTAGCCGTTTCGTGTGTGTTGCTGTCTGGTTGCAGTACTGTAGCCGGTGCCGGTAAGGACATCACAGGTGCGGCCGAATGGACCAAAGACAAGATGAGTGGTAAAAAGGATTAAGCCAATTTTTGGCAAAAGAGTTTCATATTTAGGTTGACCGTTAATTTGAATTAATCTATAATATGAAATATGTTGGAGTGTGTCCAGCATAAATTTGTAACTTAACTAAACGGAGTGTTTTAAAATGGATAAGCAATTTAAAGTTGGTGGTGTTTCTAAGACTAAAGGTCAATACAAGGTGCGTTTTGCATCTGACATGACTCGTGTCAAAATCTTGGCTAAGACTGATAGCGATATCAATCTTGTGGAATTGCCTAGTGCAATGACTAAGCCTGAGTTGGTGACTTTCTTGAAGTCCACTGACTTGTATGCTAATGCCAATTTCCGTGCCGCAATTGATGCGGCTGACGCCAAGTACAACGGCGTGGGAGTTGTTAAAGCTAAAGGTGCTAAGGTTAAGCCTTCGCTTGAGGCTATTAAAGCTCGTGCTACTAAGTCTTCTAAAGAAGAAGTTGCTGAGTAATAATGTTGCTGGGGGTAAAACCCCCGGCAATATTGGTAAGTGTTTGAGATGGAAACATAGGTATCGTTAGTAGACGTACTGACTATACGGGCCTAACTGGCGTGGAACAGGTCCTGATATAACTAGCCATACGCTGTTGCCGGGAAGCACCCGACGCATAAATTGGCACTCAAACATTTTCCAATATTGCTGTAAATATTAAGTGAGAAGGGACAAGTGCGTTCCTGTAGAGGCGGTAACGCTCACTTGAAAAACTCTCTACAAAACCCGCAAGTGAATCGTGGTGTCACTTCCCAAAACCACCCACGACGAATACGTTGTAAAGGACCCGCCCGGGTAACGCTGGGCTAGTGTGACCCGCATGAAGGAGAAACGGTGGTCGTGCCCCGTGGGTGGTAGTCTT